CGAGGTTGACGCTGATCGTCGCGGCGGCGGCGCTGTAGTTCGTCGCCGTGAACTTGTCGATGATGGTCGTCACGCCAGTCGCGGTGTACTGGGTGGTTTGAGTGTTCTCGACCGTCTTGGCCGGAACGAGGACTTTGACTGAAACGGTCATAAGTTACTCCAATTGCAGTGCGTTGTTCGAGTCGTATTGCGTCATTATCCAACTTGTTCCGTCAGAAACCAAGGTGGCATTTGCCCCAGCCACGGCCTCAAGGATCGCCGTGGTGGCCGAGCCGCCGGCCAGAGGCACCACGTTACTCGACGCTGACACCAGCGTCTGGGCTTGGTAGTTTTGGAAGTGCAGTACGCGCCCGGTGTTGGTCGAGGGGGTTGGCAGGGTTACGGTGCAGGACGAGCCGGACTTGTTGTTGATCAGCCAAGTCTCACCAGCGGCCACTGAGAAGTTGGCTGTTTTGGTGACTGGAGCGCCGCCTGCGCTGTTGATCACCGACGCCGGGGTGACGTTTGTCCAGATCGTGCCGTTGTACTGGATCAGGTCGTTGGTGGCAAGGGTGCCGAATTGCACGTTCGAGTCGGTGCCACCCAGCACAGAGCCTGTGGAAACCCGGACAAAGACATCGCCCGAACCTGCGGGCGCGGCGTTGACCACGACAGCAATCGTCGCCTTGACGTTGGGTGCAGTCGGCTGGGTCTTGGTCAATCCACCAGCAATTGATGGGTTGTAGTACAGGATGTCCCCATCAACCCACGTTTCGCCCACGGGGCTGCCGGTGGTGTTCCACCCTCGCACATTCCCAAACGAGGTGACAAGGCCAAACCCGTTGGCTGCGATGTTCTCGGCAGCAACCCCCATGAGGTACTGACCATCTGTCAACCCTGTGGCCGGGGCACCTTTGATCACACCACTGGCGCCCACTGCGCCAGTGAACATGATCAGTTGGCCCTTGGTGATGGTGCTGTCGGCCTTGATGTAGAAATACTGCGACTCGCCGACGCGCTGCAGCACGTTGGCGGTCATCTGTATGCCCAGCGTCGTGCCACCAGCCCACGCTACTGTACCAGTGGTTGTTGGAACAGACTCCGGCGTAGTGTCAAAAATTGTCCACGGCAGATTGTCTTGTTGCAGTGCAGCAAAAGTGCCCAACTCAGGCTGGCGCTGGGTCTGTATCTCTTGGCGCAGCGTGTTGATCTGCTGCTGCAACTCGCCAACCTCGGCCGACGGCTGAATGTTGTGCTCTTTCCTCAGCTTGAGGATGTCTTCCGTGTAGTCAACCGCAGGCGGCAGCGTCTGCAACTCTTGCCGCACGGCGTCGAGCGCAGCCTCAAGAGACGCAATCGTTGACTCGGCGCTGAACGTAAGCCCTGAGTCATCAACGACTGCCGTGGCCGCATCGTTGAGCGACAAGAAGAACAAGTACCAAGCCCTGTCGATCAACCCGGTGCGCGGGTCGATCAACGGCACCCGTGGCGGGGTGATTGGCGTCGGCGTTGCGTTAGGGCTAGGCATTCGTTGGACTCAGAATCAACTCTGCGCCCATGATGCTGATCTTGACCGGATCGGTGCCCGATAGCTCATAAACGCGGTCGCGCAGCTTCAGGGTCATGCCCATGCGCCGCCAGAACACCCGGCGGTAGTACTCGCCGATCTTGCCGATCTGCGCCCAGTGCTCGTTGCCCCATGTGTGGCCGCCGTCGTCCGACCAGCGCAGCATGACCTCGGGGTTGCTGCCTTGGCCCAGATTCAGGCCAGTGCCGGCCTCAATGTCCAGTTGCAGGCTGTGCTGCGCGGTGCGCTTGAGGTTGTTCTGGCCGGTAGGCAGCGCCCGCCACGACCGCAGCCACTTCTGGATGCTGCCGTTGTCCGAGTAGTCTTCCAGATCAAAGGCGTAGATGTTGCCGTTCTCGTAATCGCCAACAACGATCTTGTTGTTGAACGCCATCTGGCAGTTGCTGCGGTGCCGGGTGAACTCGCCGTTGCTCCAGCCAGCCCGCTCGTGCCAGGCTTGGGTGGCGGCGTCGTAGACCCAGGTCGTGTTGGCGCTCGGGAAGATCAGCACATAAAAGCTGTGGCCGTCTTGCTGGTAGGTGTACGCGATGGCGTCCGACAGATCGCTGTACTGCTGAATCTGCCACTCGACGGCGTGGGTGCTGATGCGCTGGCCGGTGTAGCCGTTGGCCCGGTAGACCATGCCTTGGCCCCGGCGGTCACGCCCAAGCCAGAACAAGGCGTTGTCCATCTTGGCAACCGAAAACGGGGCCGCGCAGCCCAGCTCGTTAAACGCGCCTTGGATGCGCTGGAGCGGGAAGTCGGTCGCGCCGGAGTCGTACCAAACCTCAATTGAGTTGGTGCCAAAGGCCCAGATTTCGCGGAAATTAGACGCCACGGCAACCAGCCCGTCAGGCGAGCCCTCGGTGCTGGCAAACTCCAGCGGGTCAATCGACGTGCCGTCCAGCAGCGCCGTGATCCACATCTTTTGGCTGTTGGGCTGATTGAAGACGAAGTAGCCGTCCAAGTAGCCCACGGTCACGGCGCCGGGAAAGTCCGGGTCGGTGATCTGCCCAAAAGCGTTGGTCGTGTTGTTGTAGATGTAGCTCGGGCCGTTGGCCGCGATGAAAAGCTGGGTGCCGTTGTCGGCCATGCTGACCGGGCCGGTGCCGGCCACGGTGCCGATGAGCGTCGGCGTGTAGCTGTTGTTGATCTTGTAGAGTTGCGTGCCCGACACCACGAAGCCGGTGCCGTCCTGCGGCGAGAAGGCCCACAGCCCTCGGATCGGGCCGGTGCCAATCGAGTTGAGCAGCTTTAGCCCCGGAGCGCGGTTCAAAAACGCCGGCTCCTTGCCCGCCTCGGGCACGATCTCGGGGAACAGGTTGACCATGCGGGCGTCGGCAGCGTTGACGCTGCGAGCCACGTACGAGCTACCCAATATAGGAGTTTTCATCAGTAGTTACCGGCATAGATGTTGTACCGCTGCCGCGTGGCAATCAGCGAGTACGGCATCGACATCACATCGTCCGGGTTGTTGATGCGCTTGAGGTTGCGCTTGCTGTACATCGCGATGCGCTGCACCTGGGGGCTTGGCTCGATGCCAAACTCCGGCGCGATCTCGCAGGCCAAGTTGTAGGTAAACGCCCGCAGATAGCCTGGCGGGAACAGAATCTGGGTGGACAGATTGGCCGGCTGCGTCAGCTCTTGGACGCTGATGAAGTGAAACTCCAGCAGCCGCGTCGGGCGCGGGTAGATGAAGATGTCAAAGTCCGGGTAGGTGTTGTTGACGAACATCACCTGCGGGTACGTCGAGGTCACGGTCTTGACCGCGATGCCGTCGTACTGCTGCTGGTTGATCAGCTTGATGCCGTACGACACGCCAGTGCCGGGGTCTTTGAAGTAGGTGGCGTCGTCCACCAGAATCGGGCGTACAGCAGTGCCGTTGAGCCGCACCAGCGAGCCGCTGGGGCCAAGGGTTGCGTTGATTAAGCCAACCGGCCAATTGCAAATCTGGTCGATGGTGGCAAAAACAGACAGGCGCTCGGTTGACCACGAGTCGATCATCTGATTTAGCGCCATCAGGGAGTCCTGAGACACTGAGGCCGACGACGTTTCGCCCTCGGCTAGAACGCCTAGCAGCCGCAACGCCCGGTTAATCTGTTCGCCTGCGGTGTAGGTCGTCATGCTATTCCTCTTCGTCCTTTTTGCGCCGCCCGCGCCGAGGTGCAGGTGCTACCTCAATTTGCGGCTCGATCTGAGGCACATCTTGTTCCTCAGGATTGTAGCGTGACCAGCCGTTTTGAACATCAAAATCGGCTTCCAAGTCCATCACGGCAACTTTAGCGCCGTGGACGGGATGTGTCAGGTAGATTGCGGCCATGTGTGCAAAAGTGGGGGCCAAAGCCCCCACTTAATTAAGAAGCGACAAGAGGAACGGAGAACCAGTCTGTGGTGTCATACGCCACAAACCAGCAAGCCGTTTTCGCAGCCATCGAGAAAGCCGTAGTGCCCGCGACGCCGTTGATTTTGGCGCTGCCGGGAGCGTAGACCTTCAAAATAGCGTTGGCCGTATCGTCGTTCTTAACCACAAGCAGTCGGCCGGCCGTGGGAGCAGGCAGCACAACACCTTTGGTGGCGTCAGCTGCAGTCACCCAGTTGAACGAAGCCGTCATAGCCGTCGCGTCGGCGCGGGTCGAACCCGCAGCCGCCGGTTTGGCGACGTCGACGCTCAGGGAGGCGCCGGTCAGCGTGGGGCTGGACAGCGTGCCGCCGGTGATCGTGGAGTTGGAAATAGCGGCACCCGTAATCGTGGTCCCTGCGACAAGCTCGGGATCGGAAAACGCGACGCCTACTGCTTTAGTATTTGGCATGATATGTCCTTTTAAAAACAGGAGGCCGAAGCCTCCCGTTAGCTTAGACGCGGTACAGAGTCCAAGTCGTGTCGCTGGTTTTACGAGCGATAAACGAGGCCGAAGTACCATCGTTGATGGTCAGCGAGCCAACAATCGTCCAGCCCGTGCCAGTGCCAGCGGCCATCGTGATGTCGCCGGTCGAGGTGCCAATGTTGACCACCACCCAGTTAAAGGT